GGATTCTTGCAGACTCGGTACTCATACAGCAGCGGTTCGGATACCGATGCAAATTACGGTTTCAGTGTTCCTCGTGCCAGAATTATTCTTTCTGGTTCGGTTTACAACTGGAACTACAAAGTCAGTGGACAATGGAGCGAAGGTAGTGACTTTTCGCTGAAGGATGCATGGGCATCCTCTGATTTTGAGAGTGTGAACTTTAAGTTTGGACAGTTCAAGACTCCCTTCATGAAGGAAGTTCTTGTTTCCCAGACTAACATTCTCGGAATTGAACGATCCGTTGTTTCCAGTACTTTTGGACAAGGACGTTCTCAAGGTGTTCAGTTGTCTCATGATTTTGGTCCACTTACTGCTAGTGCAGCATACAGTGATGGTTTTGATACTGCAAATGGTGCAGGTGTTCAAAACGGTTACGCTGCCACTGGACGTTTGGACTGGGACGTGTCTGACTGGTTGAACCTCGGAACTGCCATTTCATACAATCAGCAAGATGTAACTTACTGGACTTGGACTGCCGACGCGGGAATCTCCGTGGGTGATCTGACTCTTGACGGTGCTTATGTCTCAGCTGAATATGATAATGGTAGACAGTGGGGTACTACTGCCCAGTTAGGATATCATATCACCAAAGAGCTTCAACCATATGTTGAATATCAGTACGGTGAACTTGATACTACATCTGAACAGCTTAGTATTATTACTGGTGGATTTAATTACCTGTTCAACGCTAATGTGAAACTCGGTGCAGACTTTGGTTATGCACTGAATGGAATTGCAGCGGGTTGGAACACTGGCGAAACTGGTTGGAATGTTTCCACTAGTTCGGGTGAGTACCTTGCCAGAGTTCAGTTACAGTTAGAATTTTGATTATTAATATAAAGGAGAATGTTATGACTATTAAGAAATGTCCAGTTGCTGATTCATGTGATAAAGATATTGTTACCCAGACTCTAGGAAAGATCGGCGTTTGCCGAAGTATGTTGATTACCCTTGCACTCCTTCCATTTTCATGGAATGGTGTAGTTTGGGTTGCCAGTTCTCTTAAGTCTCTATGGGACGCAGCGACTACAGCAGTCGGTTCCTGAATAGATAAAGCCAGTCGATTATAAAAAGGAAACCCCCCGAAAGGGGGGTTTCTTTATTACATCTCGTTAGGTCTGAATATGGGTGCTATACCCGGAAGACTAAACTGTTGCACTGCAACTGTGGCGCCTTCTGTTCCAGAGTTCAAGTAAGTTTTGATCTTGTTCCCATCGCGTATCATCACACCCTTATCGAAATGTCTTGTGAGGTAACCATCTGAGGGTACCCATTCGGATAGTTCTTTTGGTAGTAAGTCTATACGTATTCCTTTACCCGGAATTGCATCATGAGCTGTCTTGAAAGCTGCCGCTGATGCCGCGTCCTCGAAGAATAGATTTATCGTGCTAGATGTGGTTGACTCTGCTGCACCGCCGTACAGGTTTCCATAAAGAATTATCTTCTCAACACCATGTGCAACTGGTAACCAGTCATTGGTAGATAAGGTGGTTTCACCCGGTACATCGCCAACTTCTTCTCGTGGGGTGTACGTTGATCTGTGATATGTTCCAGTCTGTCTGTCAAATTCATATGTTTCAGGCTGACTTACATCTGCGTAAGCATATCTGGCCCATTTATTTTCTAAACGAATAGTATTGGTAGACTCTTTTTCATTTCCATCTGAATCAATCGCAACAATCTTAAACGCTTTACCATAGAGTTCTTCCGCGAAGACTCCTAAGTCGATGACATCAGTTGAATTGTATACAGTTCCACTAACTGCCTTGTAATTTACTTCATCTACACTTGAGGGTTCATATGCTCCGGGTGTGGAACGTTCTATTCTTTTTCGTCTATTCATATCGAAGGGAACACTACCGCTTGCACCACCAATTAAATCTGAACCATTTTCTATATTGAAGTTATAAATTAGATCTGAATCGTATTGCGCCCCTCCACTAGTTGTGGGTAGGTTTTTATACAAGGGGGATCCTGCTTCTCCTATTTCCATTGCGTACTTATGCTTATCGAAGTTATCAAACATAACATTTTTAAGCAAGTCACCATTACCATATGGATAGTAATAATTATGATTCATTACCCAAGGATGGCTTATTGCAACATCAGTTGATATACCAGCAGAGGGACCAGTGGTCAATCCTGCTTGTAGTTTGAAATCTGTTGGAGGTAGAATGTTATTTTTAAGAATCCAGTGTCCAGAGAAACAGTCTATACTAACTCCATTTGGGTTTAAGATTTTACCAACATCACCCTCATTAAAGTAAAAACTGTAATGTGCGCCACTTATTCCACCGAGTGTACCAGCGTCCGTGTTTGGATCTGGATCCCCGTTACCAATTGGAACTTCTCCCGCTTTAAACACAACTTTAGGTCCGAACATTGTGTTATTTAAGAGCATAACATTCTTCGCTGGAAGCATCCAAGTTGAACTTTCAGTAGAATCCTCTGGACCTGAAAGAACATTGTTGACAAATGCCCAGTCGGTTGAAGCCATAAGCGGATAATTTGGGTGTGATAAATCAAGATTGGTATCGACATTCCACATCTGTGCGTCGTACTGATTTACTTTGTTATAAGCATAAAGAATATTTTCAATTCTTAGCGGAACTTCAAAATTCGTATAGGTAGACGTAGTTATCCACCATTGCATCATATCAGCATGTTTTGAATCGTCTGATCCGTAGTTGCTACGACAAAGAATTGGATACGTATCGTTTGTTGCACCATTGGCTTCTACACCGGGATAAGCATTTCCTGGTCTCGGAGCTTGTGTCCCCACAACACCCTCTGCGAATGCATATGGGAACGTATCATATACATTTCCTCTGTCATAAAAGTTTCCTATACCACCTGCTCTATTATGACCAGAGACGTTTTTCGTTGTCCCTGAAAACCGGAACAAGAATTCTTGGGTGTTTGGATTTTCGTCACTACCATATACCAGAGGTTTGTCAGCATCAAACAATACATAACCAGTCTCCGCTGCGAGGGGAGGAAATAGACCTGAGTCGTTGGCAGTTGTACTAGTTTTAGCAAGTAAAGCCATGAATGTATTTTCCCACGGGAAATTATATGCGTCACCTCCATTGATTGCGTGTTTTTTCCACAAGAAAGGAAGAGGCCCTAGCTTACTTCCCTCTGGATCAAAGAAGTCACTAGTTTCATCTCTACCATATTGCTGTCCCAATTCTCTATATGTTGCTATCTCTCCATCTGTTTCATCTAATTTATTTTTATAAAAACCAGATACGATATCTCTAATATCAGTTTCACCCTCTTCATATCCTTCCGTCTTTATCTTTCTCCATACCGCACCTGTGGCGTTTGGTATATCAGTTGTAAATCCTCCACTGCCTCTATTAGATGTAAAATCTTTGAATGCTACGCTGTTTTTAAGAGCCTTGGTGCCATGTCCTCTCGAAGCAGCATAGAATCCGTTGAACTTCTCTCGATATTTGAGATACTTGTCATACCATACATGTCCTTCGTTTAAATTAACGTCAGTGGGGTGCGGTATATCAATTTTTCTAACCCACACAGGAAACTCGTTTGCAATAGCCGCTTCATTGCCAACAAACAATGCTGTATTGGTTGGTAGGTCAGCAGCATTTTTAATTCTTAAGTTATTGAATTGTACACCTCCAGCGTTCATTACGCCCTGCCCACCAGCAATTTTACAATTTGTAATGTAGAATTTCACTCCCGTTGCATTTATGTTAAAAGTATACGAACTGTGTGAAACTGTAAGGCTTTCAGCATATACATCATCAAACCAAAAACCATGAGTCCATTGCTTTGCATTCTCGTTTGCATAACCAAGATTGGTTCCTAAAATTCCTCTTCCTGCATGACTAATATTAAAATTATGTTGATCATAACCAACGTTATGTCTGGTAAATTTAAGGTGTTGAAGTTTAAATGCAGTAATAGCGTTGTGAACGGCTTTTATATTAAAGGATACATTTGAAGATTTGCTTGTGGATATCGGAACACCATCACTGTTGACTGGTCTTGACATCTCTTCGGGGACATCTAATATTATACTATCTCTAGGTGCTGTTCTATCTCCGGTGACAGTAAACCAACCTTGTTTTGTTATGGGAGTTCCGTTTTGAACTTTGAAATTTACGTTATAGTGTTCAGGTGTGTATGTTCCGGGTAGTAACTCTATGAAGCAATCGGATACGTCATATACATCTGTTGGAATTCCGCTGGATGGAGTGCTATTGATTACTCTTTTCTCGTCCAGCTTTGCATCTTCTACTAAAAGTTCTAAGGCCTTTTTTATTGTTTTAACTGGGGCTTCGCGGGTTCCTGCATTGCTGTCCAGTCCTGTTGGTGACATGAACCTTGATATTTCTTTATATGTTGATGAGTTATTGTTATTTAAAATAGTAGCCAGTCCAGAGTGTTCTCCGGGGTGACAGAAGGTAAGTCCAAATGGATCTTGTTGTCCACCACTAAACCCTATGACATTATTGAACAAAAATGCCGACTCATCTCCAGAACATGTAATGCCATTTGCTAGTAAACCAAAAGCATCATGTTGAAGTATTTTAACTTCACCAACGTTTGGACGAACTACCGCACGCAGTTCTGTGTTTAGGTGCTTTTCACCCATTTTACTTACGACATCTGCTCGATCAATAGCAACACAATACTCTGGTAGATTTGTGGTTGGATTGATACTCTGTTCTGTTACTTTTATACCAGTTCCGCCATTGAGGAAAAATTCAACTTCTTTGATTCCCTCAGAGTGATATGCCATGACTCCCATAAATATAGTACCTGAACGATATGTTTCGCCAGGGACTCCAACCCATCTGGCTACTGGTTTGAAGTCTACTCCCGTAATACCCGCAGCCCGTGTTTCGGCAGCGAATATTCCGGTAAATCCCGTTCCTGATACAATATTTTGAATAGCCATACGAAAGAGTCTCCATGTCAATTGCTGGTATAGATTACAGTCTAAGATGTCCTGCTATATGTATCTTTACAGGAAATGGTAGAAAGGCCTTCAAGTATAATGATTGTCTGTTTTTCTTCTTAACCGATACCAAGAAGTATGCCAAAACCTTCTGTCGTAATATAAGAGGGGAGACATTTAGTTCATATTCGGAGGAGGCTGAGAGGTATGATAGTATCTCGGGTTGGGCTTGCGATAAACTGGCAGGGTGTGAACAAGTTGCCTTAGAGGGATATGCTTATGGTGCTAAGGGTAGAGTGTTCAATATTGCAGAAAATACAGGAATATTAAAGTATAAAATATTCCAAAGAGGTATGCCTCTGGATATCGTTGAACCAACTAAGGTAAAGAAGTTCGCTACAGGTAAAGGTAACGCTTCAAAGCAGGATATGTTTAGTGCTTTCAGAAAAGAAACTGGATTGGATCTCAGAACTTTAATAACTCCAGATAAAAGCGATGTCAGCAACCCAGTCACTGACATCGTAGATGCTTATTACATCTGTAAATATTTACATTATGATATGAAACCTTATCCTAGTCTCTAGGCATATCTTTCACTATAGACATCATACGATTCGTTGTCCATTCACCATGCTTATCCACCTTAGACATGATCATATCAATGTCTCTGGTAAGTCTAACATTTTCTTGATTGATCAACCTGTGTAGTTCTTCGGATCTTTTAGTGTTTTCTGCAACTTTGTGGCTAATCCTCCACACGAATCCAATTAAAGCAAAAACAGCGGTTCCTAATAAAGTCATAACAAAGTCCATCAGATGGCCGTTTAGTGCCTCTTCCATTTGAGTTCTCCTTTAAAGACTCAGTGACTTTGCATTATTTAATTGTTCACAGTTGCTAGTATTTATGCTTTTCTGTTCTGCAAAAAAGATAAAAAATTCCAAGTAATACTATTATACAAGTCGCCCAAGGAATCATGTTAAATACAAAACCTTTTTCTGGTGCTTTGTATTCCATCTGTTCTATCGGTGGATAACCCTTTGTGTTCGTGGATTTTTTCACCAAGACTTGGTTACCTGCACATCCACTTAATATCACTATTGATAATATTGCTGCTCGTATCATGATATCGTCTTTCCGTATGGGACTGAGTTCCATACTCTTTCATAGATGTAATACATTACCAGTCCGGTAACATTCATTATGATTGCGTTGGTTAGGGGTGCGTCGGTTAAAGCACATAAAAGAATAATATAGCTGTTCAATGTTGCGAATAGTCGCCATATAACTGATTTGGCGACACTCCTCACTCTAGTGTCATTCATAATTTATTTTCTCGCTGAAGCAGTACCAAAGTAGAAACCGACTATGGTAACAAGAATTTGTCTATTCTCTGTTGTGAATAGGTATCCGTTTATAGTCTCAAATGTAATATACGTATTTTGTCCGAAGATGCCAAACACGTCTAGTGGTCCGTATCTAGTCTCCTCTAATTCCACCACTGTCGGTATTCCGAAAAATGGTAGAATGAAGGGTGCTATGATCGTACCAAAAAGAATACACAGAACGATGAATCTACGAACAGTTTTACCTGCACTGATAGAAACACGTTCTACTGCCGCGTTTGCTACTTCATTTCTTTTATCAATTAGAGAAAGAGTTCGGTTGAATCTTTCTTTCTCGTCTTGTCTTCTTTCAGCTATGGTCTTGAAAATAAATCCAGTGATCCCACCGCCTATCAAAGACAAAAATTCAGGTGTTAAAAAACTTGTAAACATACTCAACTCCGGTGTATTAGGTAAGTCATTTCTCCTGTCTGGGAGTTTTGAATAATTATTGGCTTGCCTGGATTTTTATGACTAAATGATTTAGCCTCTTTATTCTCTTCGTTTTCCATATCTAAATGCTTAGACCATCTTTGGAATTTAGATCTTCCATTTATTGATTTAATGTAATCTTCAGGTTCTACTTGGTAGACGGGCATTCCAGCAAAAACCCCTCGGGTTTCGTTGACTCGTCTGTTTTTGTTTTCCATAAGGTTATACGCAGAAAGAGACATAAAATCTTCTTTTACGAAATAAGTATCCCCGAACGAATAAATGTTTTCACCCAGATATGACGTTGTAGACTTTATGGGTTGTGTGATTAGAATCTTTTGTTCATCAAGAACATAAGTTCCTCTTTCTATCGAGGTGCTTGTATAATCAACATCGAAACTATCAAATCTATCCTCTACTTCATACCCACTATCTTCTAAATGCCATATCAAAGCTCTCTCGAATAGGTTTGAACTTTGTACTTTACCTTCGTGCTTTTCTTTGAGAAGATAAAGAGCAGCAGCGAAAGAACCTAATCGGGTCTTACCTGCTGGGATTTTTTCAATTATCTTTTTGATGTTCCACACCAAGGTGTCAAGTATGGTGTAAGCAGACTTTTCTTGTGGGGTGTTTAGTTTGGCTCGTTTCTTTAGAACCTTACCCTTATCATCAATGATACCTAACTTATACGCCTCCGTTTCATTGAAAGGCGTTGTCATTAGTTTGATGAACTTATAAGCTACGAAAGCGTCTACGGCACTCATTATAAACTCCTAAGATGGTTGATTATAGAGTGATTCAATGGAATGGAATCTAGATCTAAATCTTGTAAATTGTCCGGCAAATAGTTTAAATAAACTAAAAAAGTCTTAAGGTATGAGTGCAATTCATGTTCGGTTTTAAAAAACAAAATTCTTGAACTTACGGTTGGTCCGAACACATTACCAAGAATTATCAAGTGATTCAATATGAGCCTTTCCCTGAGTATGTTACTTCTATCATACTTTCGCAAAAGTCTTTTTATGTACTTCACTCTATTCAAATCTTCATGAAACTCATCCATACCTGTACAGGTAGGGTTTTCATAATTTTTCATAGCGTACATGACAAAATTTGAATCATTCAACACATCAAAGTTCATAATTATAATTTATTCTTCTACTGTAGTTTCTTCCTCTAATAGATCATCAAGAAAGGATTCGGCTACTTGGGTTATCTCTACATTATTTAGGTTCGTTTTATATTTTTTATCAGCAGCCTTGACTGCGTATACAATACCACTAATAACTTTATCTGCGTTGTACGACTCATCAAGCATTTTATTAGCTAAATCTTGAAACGCTGGTACAAACTTCGACTCAAAGATTTCTTCGTCGTTTTCGATCCTTAGACGGAGTTCTAGAGCTTCTCCTACCAACTGATCATTAGTATCACCTTCATTCACGAAGTGGAGCTTACCACGGAGTGATACATTACCTTCTCCGGTGGTCTCAACAGAAAGAACAAGAGGAGAACCAAACTTTTCGGTTGCGAGATCAGTTTGACCAATCTCACCAGTAGGACCGAATTTATCGTCCAACTTAGTTCCATAGACTTCACCGTAGTATTTAACTTCGTATGAAGTGATGTTACCCTCAGCGACACCTTCGTTGCAATTGAAGTCTAAACCTACATGATTCAAACGAATCTTGAGTTGTTCAAGTTTAGCTTTGGGGTGCTGTGTCTCGACATTCAGAAAGTTCTCAATGAATGAGTTAATTTTAGCAATATTTTCCTTATATGGTTGGTGAACACCATTGTCAGTTGCCAACGACTGAGCAGAGTCATCGTTACCCCAAGGGCTTACTAGACCTGCTTCAGCAATAAGGTTTTCTCTTAGATCTTTAAATCTTTTCATTTGAAAGTCACCCTTCCTGCTTTAATGAATCATATACGCGACGATAGAATTCGCCAGCTTTTTCGTGAGTTACTTCAGCCTGTGCGTCTCTAGATGCACCATAGTAATGATCTTTCATGATACCACCAATGGTTTCAGCAGTTCTCTCTCCCAGAGGGACTTTGCTGATTGCTTCTGTACATACGGAAACTCTATCTGCAACAACTGGAGCAAGGATGTTTTCCATATACTCTTTATTGTGCTTCTCTAGGATGCTTGAGATATCTTTTACTGCTTTTTTATACTTTGGATCGTTGAACATGTGATTCCTCCTCGGAATATTATTTATATTTATAATGCCTTTCGGATTGCTGAAAATAAAGATCTTGCTATCCTCTGGGTGGTTTTTTTAGGTAAACCTGATTTAAACGTGTCGAAATCGTCTTCTACTGCTGCTTGCCTCATTTTTGTTCCAGACATCCCAACTGTTCCTTCTGAATCGGGATCTCTTCTTCCTGATGAGACTACTTGAAAATTATCAAATTCAAAGCTCTTGTTCTTATCTTTGTGATTGATATACTTACCAATTTGCCTTTGCATTTCCTCAATTCTATCACCACCAACAACTAAAATGACATTCTTGTATCCTTCATCACTTAGCTGCTTCATCATAAAGAAAGGATTGCTGATTCTAGAATCTTTCTGTACAGTTGCTCGGGGGAACAATGCACGAAGAAAACTAACCTTTTGTGGATACTTTAAAGGGTTCTTGGTATTACTAGAAGATGGACTTGTATAGATTCTATGATCGAATCCCATTCTTTTGGCTTGAGAAATAACTTTATCTACTACTTTCTCATGACCAGATGTAGGTGGTTGAAACCTACCAAATGTGACTACAATACCACCTCTATTTGTTTTTTCACGAAGTTTCATTTCTTCCTAAAGAGCTTTCTTTTTACTTCTTTGGCTTTTTGTTCTGCTCTCTTTACTACCTTCTCTGCTACATTTTTGACAACCTTCGGAGGTTCATATGTCCAACCTGTATGCTTGTTGAATAGAAATTGACCACCATTCTGTGCGATGTAGTTTTCCATTCTAGAAATTTTTCGAGAGTCATTTACTATTGAGTCTAGTTCTCTTTTATTCATTTTGAGCCTTTCCAATTTTTTGCTGCTGTGAAATTTGATCGAGAGAATTCCAACCGATCTACTAGCTTGTATGCGTTTTTGTTTACTTTATCTATAGCAACAAATCCCTCGGGGGATGTTACCCTATAGCCTGAATCAGTACGAATAAACATTCCAAGGGACTTCACCCTCTCTAGTTTTCTCACAAATTTCATCTTCATCTCATTGAGAGCGAGGTGCAGATCGAATATTTTTTTGATCTTTGGTTTGTTTATTGAAAGATACTTTAATGTTTCGTCTGCTATTCTTTGTTTATTTGATTTACCTCGCTCTGATTTCAATGAGTCTATGGTTTTCTGCATCTTGTCGTTCACGAATTTTGAGAACTCCTCCACAGAGTAAACAGCGTTACCTTTTCGGACTTGCTGATTACCATAGATTTTAAGATTGTCGATTATGGACTTTTTACTTGTAAACTCATCCACAAAACGACGAATTTTGATAAACTGGGATCTAACCTGTGCAACCTGCTTCCGGGCTGCTTTGGTTTCTTCCGCAGTAAACGTGGCAGATCCAGACGCATCTTTGAAGTCTGCATCACTGAACCACACATCTTTAGTTTTCTTTAGACCACTTACGTTTGCACCAAAGGACGCTTTCATGTCTCGGAGGGTTTTACCCGTGTAAGTGGTATGCCATACTACACCCAACTCCGCTTTTGCCACTTGCTTTGCAAGCTCGCTGTCAGTTTGTGCAGCATAGGTTATTGTATTTGGAGTAAATGTGAGATAATCGTCTCCATCGATAGTTTGCTTTTCGACATCACTAGTGGTAAACATCAAATCACCCTGAAGAACGCCTTTAATTCCTAGTTTCGGCAGGTGTTGTAATGCGACTTTAAGTTTTTCTGCTAAACCGGGTGATTTTCCGTGGTTTGTATTCACATCCGCAGCGGTGTAGTTTATCTTCGGTGTTGCGTTGAATATGCTTTTGGAACCAACAAAGAACTTTCCGTTCTCTGGATTAATTCCTGCAAATATAGCAGGAGCGCCATCCCATTTGACTGTGACGTTTACTTTACTCTTGGAGTTACCTTCGAGCATATCTATTAGAGATTCGCAAAAATTAAAGGCATCTTCCATTCCCTTGGAACCTTCGTTAAAAAGGGAGTCTTCTAGATGTTCCAGATGTAGATTTTTGCTTTCAGATATATAAGAAGTGAAGGTTAGCATAAAATCTCCTACCAATATGTAGGAAAACGAAACAAAGGAGTCCTTAATGGCTTATGACAGATACCAACACCTCGAACCCCTAAACGTAGGAGAAGTCTTCTGCCCAAAGGGAGTCATGATAATTGGTGGAGGAACCGCCGACTTCAAAAGATTTAAGAATCCAAATTATCAAACAGGTGTGACTGGATATGGCGTTGCGGGTTTAGCAGACGGAAATGTTGTAACATTAACGGGAACCGTGCAAGGAACTATTTTCCCTGCAAGATTTCATTCGTTGGTACGAACTGACGGTGGAACTACTGTTTTCGCAATATTTTGAGTTTCGGTGTAGTCATCGATACAATCCTTTAGATCACGAACGTAATCTAGAGGTCTACCCTCGAATACTTGAACTTTGCCGTCTTCACACGAGATGAGGATGGCAAAGTTGTCTATAGGTATATCCGTCATTTCCTGCCACATGATTGCATAAGCAGTTGCTTGTAGGAAATAGTTCTTGATGTCACCTTTTCGTTTTGAACGAGTAGCGCCTTTGAAGTCGATGACGGAGAGCTTACCGTCATATTCAGCAAGACAGTCTACTCTTCCAGCAAGTCCAAGAGACTCGGACCACAGAGCAACCTCCTGTGCATGAACATTATCGATCTTGTCTATTTCTGGTTGTAACTGCAAAAACAATTCGAGAATGTCAGGAGAAATAATCGCTTTGTGTTCCTTGTCATCAGGATTGAATTCGTTGTTGACATAGTGTTCAATCAGAGTATGCAGCTTATTACCTCTCTGGGTAACTCTACTTGCTTCTTTTGGATTGTGCTTCCGCCACTCCGCAAAGAACTGACTCTTTCTCCAACCAGTTACCGTGGTGACTGAGGGGAGGTTACCTTTGGGTGTCTGGTATAGTCTACGACCATCTTCATTGATTGTCTGTAGATCATTTATTTCATTACCAACGTGAGTAAATTGTTTATTCATAAGCATATTATACCATCTTTTCAATTGATTGTCAAGCTACTTTTACTAGATCCCCTGCCCGAATTCACCGCCTCCACCGCCTCCTTCACCGCCGGAAATCGGCGGCTCTCTTTTTATCACTGTCCCGTACGCAGATTGCTTATTTGGATGCCATTGTCCGTAAGATCTATATCTTGCGTAATTTGCCTTGTCGGCTTCGGTTGGTGGCATACTATAAGGAACACCAAAATTACTATCAAGCTGTGAGTTTAAGGTTTTTACTGCATTCACATCAGCCGTCTGGCTTGCCTTATAGTTAAATATCTTAGTATCTGTTCCAAAGGCCCAAAATCTACAAAGATTTAGACTTGTATTGTTGTAAATATAATCCTGTATATACATCCAAACCGATAGTGGTATCTGCCAAAATGATAGTGCCTCGTTTTGGTCTGATTCTGATATGGTGTAAAAGTCATCATTACTGTAATAAGGCTTATCTCTAATATCTGGATCATTTATCCATGTAGAACATGGAGTTGTAGCAAACGAGTACCAGCCGGGATCATTAAATCTACCCTGTCCCATTGTGGTATTTTTTCCAGCTATTCCAAATCGATCAAGAGCTTTAAAGTATGCCATCCATGAATCTTTTTCTGTGGCAAATGTAGCAGGATAAAAATCAGAGAATGTCCCACATTGATTGTAAATTAACTCTACTGTGCCTCGATCTAAACCATCGATACCACCATCGTGTACCCCTGATTGTGTTTCTAATACTTTTAATATAAATTCTTCTCTTTCACTTTCGGTTGTATTTACAAGCTGACTCCTACGGAATACATTTAAACTATTGGTAGGGAATCTATAAGGTAAATTATAGTGTGAAAATTTCCCTTCCAGTTTCAAATCAGAATTTTCTTCTGAAATTAAGTCATCGTATAATTCTTTCAACCAAACTTTTACAAAAATATTTGCTCTAGTTGTTGCATTTGATCGCTTAGTGATAGGATCCCATTCAAAATACAAACCATTCTCTAATTCATTGTTGGAAACCCAATAACCATCAGAACCCGTATCCTCCCTCGTTTCTCCGTATTGATATAGAGCGGCTAAGTGGAACTGAAAGGAAAACGTAGCATCGACTCGCTTAATTTCTGCATCTGAATTGAACAGTTCTATCTCGTCCATGTCAAGTGTTCCGTCAGCTTGTCTTGTTCTTATACTATCAGCAAGTAAATCCCGCCATCTATCTTTTAATTGTCTTAAATGAGTTTCAAAGTCATCATCGTTTAAGGCTACTAAATCTGCTATATCCGAATTCTGCCAGTCAATGTCTACTCCATCAACCGTTGTCACTGTACCGTCTTGACGAATTTGAGTTCCAAAATAAAGGTCATATTTTCCGTCAGCAGGTAAATAATCATTCCAATTACTTCTAGATGCTAATTCATTATTTACATCTATCGTGCCAGCAAAGTATACATCCTTCTCATAGATACCCGGAGTTCTATTTGCAAGTCTTGTGTCCGTACCCCCGGCTCCCTGTTGAACTGATGCAATGTAGTCTATGATTTCTTTTCTAGCGTCTCTCTCAACAAAATTTCCGTTATGCATACTTTCTATGGGTCGTGTGGCACAACTTACAACGAAACCATGAGAGATCATTTCATCAATCTCAGCCTTCATCCCATCAATGTCGTATGTTATTACTAGATCATTTCCAGACCCTGTTCTAGTAATGTACTGGGAGTTGAATCCGAGAGTTAGCTGCTGGTTACTACTACCGGTCACACTACCATTCCAATTTAATACTATGTGTATTTCACTATCGGCGGGATCTACGTAAATGTCTCTCCAGTTATCAACCCAGAAATTATATCTTATGTCGTTGTCCCCATTCTCATTTTTTGACTCGGGTCTCGATCCCCAGTGTGGACCAGAAAAGGAGGTTTCCTTGTAGAGATTTTCATTAAGTTGTGCGAAAGCATCGAGATCAAATGTACCCTCGACAAAAGGAGCTTCATCAGCCTGAACAGAGAGACCTCTGTCTTTGAAGTAGTCAAGATAACCAGCAGGTTTGTCTTCAGCGGAAACATTAGCCGCTCTCTCGATATGAAACCCAGTTATTCCGATATCTTTCCACGGTAAAATTTCACCATCTAAGTAATCTATGTGTGATTGTTTTGATACGTCTGGTAGAGGATATATGAGTTGCATATCATCAGTATTCGACATCCAATCAACTCCCCTAAAATCTGAGGTTGAGAGATTACCTCTTGCGGGGATTGTCTGTTCTGTGTCAAAAAAGGCAAGTTGGTATCCAGTGCCTATTGAAATTTCTATTGGATCTCTCTCAAAATCAATTGCCTGTTTTTCATCTATCCAAGGTTTCAGAAAGTTTATGTAAGACTGTTGTATATCACCAACCACTGCGGATGAATCTTCGCTGACTAAGTTTCCGTTGGACGTAAATGGATATTCAATTGGTTGAGCTTCCACATCAAAGATATTTCGTTTAGTATTCCATGTTCCTAAGTTGGGATCACCTACACTCCAAGCACCCGATGGGTGACCACCGCCTTGAGGATTACTAAACGGGGGGCCGTATTCAAGCCTACCGTTGTTATATCTCTTCTGTTGCTTTGCGTATGCTGTTCCCATCGCAGAATGAATTACAAATCTGCGATAACCTGCTTGATATGCAGGTTCAAGATGCCTATGAATTAACCACAACACAGCGTCTTCCTTGGGATCAGTTCCATCTGCATCTGGATTGGATTTTAGCGTTATAAAAAAGCCATCATCGTCTTTATTCATATCGCCATCAAGACTTTCACTAAGATAGTCGTTCGTACCGATTTGCCAACTATCATAATTATAATTCACGTTATTACCAAGATCTGCATGGTATATTGGACGATGATCAGGAACGAATTCTCTTCTTTGGTTTCCATCTCCCATTTCAGTAACTTCTGCCCATTCCCAACTCACAGTCCAGTCATCGGTAAAGTCTGTTACTTGTGCAAATGCAGTAACAGTATCCCCAATATTCAATGGGATTGGGTTGAGATTTAGAGTGGTAATAACCGGAGTTGGATCTGGTTCAGGTTCTTCTGGTGGCTCCGGTGCCTCTGGAATTAATCTTTCAATCGGCTCACTGTCTAGACTTAAGAATATTGGATTGTTTTGATTGTCAACACCAGTGACACGCACCCTACATTTAATTTTACTGTTGTCGGGTATGTCCTCTAAACTGGATAAGTCTAAGAAAGGATCAGTTTGTCCATCTATCTTTTCGTAAGCCATGCTCTAAACCTTTACTGAATTTCAACTGGATCGCTCTCTAGGGATATCTCTGTCGGAAGATTGTTCTCATCAACACCTGTAACGATTACTCGACATTTTATTTTAGCGTTAGAAGGAAGCTGTTGAGTGTTTAGATTTAAAGTTTGATTACTCTGGTTCGGTATCTGTTGATATGTCATCGTCTACCTTTTTTTGTGGTTTATCGATGGGACCTTGATTTCGGTTTTGATAATCAATATCCATTTTAATCAGGGAGTTGTTTTGTTGGGCCTGTACCCAGTTAAAAAAATCTTTCATATTTGTCATGCTTGGCTCCTTGCTTGTTTCACTCTGGCCATTTCTCGTTTTCTAAGTTTTGGCAATAATCTTTTTGCAATTTTAGCTAGTCTCGCAGTTGGAATTTTTTCCAACCTTTTATCTATCACACCCTTTGCTGCAACGGAAAGATCCCCGTAACTTTTACCCGCTGCATACTTTTTCTTGAACATAGTCCGAGCAGAACGATTTGCTTTCATAAGAAGTTCCTTATGACTTTTCATTCGCTTTTTCTTTCTCTTAGCCGAAATAGCACGACGTTTTGCAGTTCTTTTTGCAATCATGCCTAGTTTCTTTCTTTGAGCAGCCGTAAGGCTTACAGCTCGTTCTATGATGGTCATACTTCTTCTCTCGTTATTGATACTATTCTATCAATTTGTTTTGTTATGGCTTCTTGTCTGTTAGGCCAAAGTATGTATTCCTTATCAGGGTTCTTCATAAGGTTATACAGCAAAGGAAGAATGAGTTTTTCCATTTCAGTCATCTTTGCCTTGTATGTATCTTCTAGTTGTTTTTTTCTTTCTTCTACCTCTTCGATGACGACACGAATGTTATCACCCTGAGACGTAACCGTTTTTACTAGTTCGTCATTCTGAAGATTTAAAATGTTATCTACTTTACCTTCTATCCGGGTGATGTCTGGAAAATATAATTCATCTCCCGGAATTGATGCAAGAATTAAATTCATTTTGTCAAGTATATTAGTATAGTGTTCATCACTAATTCCACTAGACTGATGTTCCTCTTGTTCTTGTGGTGTAGCCGTTCCTAAATCATCTGCATCT